CCGATTCACACGAATCCGTTCAAACCTTCTATTGTACGGGGTCAATGGGATTGCTATTCGAGGGGATTCCATAGCTCATGCTTACAAATCCGGTAAGGCTAGACCCGGACAGCAATCAATAGCCAATGCTGTTAGGAATGCCAATGGCGGGCCTTCAGCGGCACAGTTGATCTTCGATCCGACGGACCCTGGAGTAACAGCTTTCCGAACTCAGTTTGCTTCTGCGGGTGAAGTCAACTTCTGGCAGTCTGAGTATCAAACTAAGCTCGAGATAGCCAACTCGTGTAAGGAAGCAGTAGGGTTTGAGTTCTATATGGATGTCACCGGAGACATCGTATTCAAACCCCCGTTCTACAACTTGGACATCCTGTCCAACAAGCCAATCTCTTGGATTCAAGACATTGACGTCCTGGATTGGGACTTCACCGATTCAGAGTCCGAGGTTGTCACTCAGTTGACCATTGAGGGTAACTTTGGTGGCAATATCGATTACGGTCTTGGCGCGGAGGTGACCCCATTCACTAGCGTCACGGATTACCACTTGCTTCGTAAGTATGGTTGGAGACCTCATACTTACCCATCTGAATTCATGGGTGATACAATGAGGATGTTTTACCACGGTTTGGATATCCTCGATAGGATCAACTGCAAGAGGAATCAAGCAACGATCACTATCCCGCATAGACCAGAGTTGCGTCTAGGGTTCCCAGTCTACCTAGCTCCATTGGATGAGGTTTGGTACATTCGAGGGTTGAGCCACAATATCCAATTCGGAGGTAGGACTACAACATCCTTGTCGCTCACTGCTCGTAGGCAAAAGTTCACGGCTCCAAAGGGGATCTCAACCTTAGTCACAGGGGCTAGAAAGGCAGTCTCACCTACCGGAAAAAACTCTAAGGTGGTGGACACTCAGATGGACACTCAGAAGACTCCTCCTACTGTCCGTCAACTAGCCCAAACCCCATTCAAACTGGATCTTGGTGACGCCGCTACGTTGCCTCCGATCAACGTAGACCCCAACAACCCTGCCACGCTGGACCCCTATGAGCCTTTGATTCTTCGACACCCTAAGACGGGTAAGGTGGTGGGTTATCCAAATGTGGTGATGGTCTACTCGAGACCTTACGACCCACGTTCTGCCAATGCAGCGGTATCTGGAGAGAAGGCTCCCGGAACCAATACTGAAGTTAAGAAGGAGAACAAGTCCAAAGTCAAGCAACGGCAAGAAGTCAACAAACTTGCTGCGGATATGAGGTTCGATCCGGATAAGTATCTGGAAGTCGAGAATAAGTACTCTCACAACAGGTACTCATACGGGTTGAACTCGGCTGGCGTGTACGTATATGCCTATGATGTTGGGAAGTCGATCAATCAGTTCGCTTTGATGCCTTCAAAAAACATTGAGGTGACCAAGGATGGTCAAACCTCAACCTTCTCCGGAAGCGAGATCAAGCTGAACAATCCCAATACTATGGTTCGACCCGTATCAGATGAGAGGGGTTTCGAGGTCATTGGGCACTTCCGTTATGGGAGGGGGGTCTCCCTTCGAGATGGGTCCTTGGTTTACAATCCTGGTCGATCCAACGAGTCGGTTCAGGTTGGGGTTCAGTTGGCGTTGTCTGGAGACCTAATCTCTACTCTCAATGCTCAGTCTCGTGGGATTACCGCAGTCACCACAGCCTATGTCAATCCAGCAGATACCGTAGCTAGGTTGACCCCAGAGGATGTTCAAACGGCCGCCGCTTTGGTTACAGGACAGGACGGGTTAAAGTCTCCTCAGTTTACAGCTACCTCGAACAACTTCGTTGATGCCGCCCCGTTGGGGTCCCCTGAGGATGGTGGGGTCTCAGCCAGTGTCGAGGCTTCCCAACTCTCACGGGCTCTGACTTTGGCAGAGATGACTATTCGTTCGGAGCTTGTTCCTGGGGCCCCAACTTGTTCCTGTATGTCAGGTCGAGATGACTTGGCATTCATCAACGTTGGTTATCAGGTTAGCTCCCTCACCCCCTCGTCATCCAGTGCTGGAGAGTCCCTCACTGGTAGCAACACAGCCAATGCTACGACCTCATTCGCGCTTCTAACTGAAGCGGAGTTTACCCAACCCCTAGCTTCGACAGCCAGATCAAGTGACATCATCAATAGGGTAGAGCAGTACTTGGCTACCCTATACAAGGCCCTCGACACTCCGCATCAACAACTCGAGAATGAATTGCGTGGAGACCCCTCTGGGCTCGAGACTAATGTTCGAAAGAGGCCCGACCTATTCACTACTGCAACTCAGGATCAGGATTTTGGTAACTTCACTCCACCGTTCTCTTCTCCGAATAGGGCTGCCATTGGGGATCCTGTAGCTACAGCTCAGCAAGCGGTGTCATCTAAGAGTGACTTGAGTCAAGCCTTCTCGAGCTTTGGGTCCAACCTGAAGAAGAATCAGAAGAAGGCTCAATTGACTCAGGAGATAGCCAATATCAACTCGGACATAGCTAGCTTGCAGAGAAGACTCAACGATGCGACTCCAACCCCGGGTACCGTTAGGATCACTGGTACGGAGAGCACCGATGATCTCAAACGTAGGATTGATGTTGACAAGCAGAGCTTAGCCAACAAGGAGGCTGAGCTCTCTCAGCTCGGGTAATCAATGCACCACGGACCCAACATCCCCTACGGTAAAGTCCCGAATAGCGACTTCGCTAGCAATGACAACCCTTATGCTAATCTGAGGGTTGGCATAATCACTCGAGTAGATGAGTTCAACCTCAAGGCGGATGTCAAGATCATCACTGGATCTGAGAACCGTTACGAGTTGGACCTGATTCAACCTCTGGCAGGACCTCGGAGCTTCTTGGGTGGGATCCCGGAAGTCGGGGCCATGGTCGTTATTGGGTACCGTCGTAGGAATAAGCAGATCTACGAAGCGGTGATCCTAGGTTATCTCCCCATGGGGAACAAGCTCGGGCTGAAGTTTGATCCATTCGCCCCTGTACCCCCTGGGGAGATTGAAGCAGGGGATGAGACCATCGTTGACAAACTCTACGGCCCAACAGTCCGCTACAAGAGGATTAAGGGTAGATCTGGGGACATCGTTGGAATGTCAGCCGATGGGGCTGAGCTTCAGTTATCCCAAGATGTTAGATTTATCAATCGAGGTGGTGACCTCATTGAGCTGAGAGATGTCGATCGGACGATGGTGACTCAAGCTCTCCATCGAGTCGAATCGGACTCGGCAGTCTACATGTTCTCTGGGGCGGTTCGTCGAGGTGCGATGAATCTCCCCTTGGAGATCTTCGAGAAGGACTCGAAGGGTGTCATCACAAACGTAGTCAGAGGGCCAGACACTCGATATTTCGGTAGAGATGACCTTGCCAAAGCAGGAGTTGGTTCCTCTACCTTCATTGACCCGACTACAAATAAGGCCCTTGACCGAATCAATGATGAAACGGAGTTTCCTTCACTCACGTTCTCCAATGGGCGTCAGGTGTTCTATGCTTCGGCGAACCCAGCTACCAACTTCGAGGACCCTCTCAACGGAGGATCCCTACGAGCTTTCACCGAACGTAGGATTGAAGTTCGACATGATACTGACCTCGAGCAAGAGGTGCTAGAAGAGATCGATGGCTTTGGGATTGATCGTCCTCGAGCCTATATCGAGTACGTGCTTGGAACTCTAGTGGGGAACGATCCTTTCTCCACTCTAGGTCAGAGACAGTACGGGAAGGTATTGAAACCCAAGATTTTTGAGACTTTTGACCAGAGGGGCGCCCCTGGAGGTTTCTCTCTCGAGGAATGTCTTCGACCACCTAGTACGACGGTTGATGAGGCCCTGACGATGGCAGCGGCCTACCTCTTCAAAATCACCCCTCCTCGGGCTGCCTCAAGGATTCCTTTCGTAGTTTCCGTGTCCAAACAAGGAAATCTCTTCGCCAACATTCCGGCCTCCTCAAACGAGAACTACTCCTCCAAGAATGTGTCAGTTGAGGCCAATCTCGAGGGTTGTCTTAAGGCTAGGATTGGGGCTAACACCCCTGAGAAGTACTCGATTCATCTTACCTGTGATGGTGGGATCTTCCTTGATGTGGGATCGGACGCTACCGGTCAATGCATTACGACCAACTTTCGAGGGGCCATCAAGAACATCTTCCGAGGGGGCTCCAACTCCGTCGATGATGTGGCTCACAGTATCGATGTTCAAGGGAATGCTGAGACCCACGTTTCCGGTACGGATCTGCAAGTCGTCAAGGGTAGCTATCAGAAGTCGGTTGATGGTAGCTACACAGTCAAGTCCAGTACCATCAACCTTCATGGGTTGAACGGGTTTAACTCCAATGTTGGCGGTTGGAATACTACGGTTTCCG